GCCAGTGTAGAAACTGCATAGGTGTCCATCTCTGGAATCTTCTGCTGTTCGTTAAATGTTTTCGTGATATTTGCGAGTGCAACAATGGGATCCTCCTGCATATCCAGCGGGTCAACAGAGGTTTTAAATTTTCTATCCATACGCATGGTAAGAACCTGTTGCTGGGTGTTAAAATTACGTTGCGCGCTGCCCGAATATCCATCTCTGTCTGCAAATGTAGCCCCTTTTACAGTCATGCTCTGCACCGCCACGGCTTTTCCGCTGATCGGTTTATAGGTAGCGCTGTTAGGGCTGCCGTACAAATCAGAGAAGTACGAAATATACGGATACACGTTTGCCATCTGTTTAGAATATTCGATTGCATAGTTAAGGTTTGTTTGGATAAATGCCATTGTTTAATCATCCTTTCTTGTTATAGCCCCACAAATCTGTAAACGATTGTATCGTGTTCCCACCCGGCATTTGACCTTTGACCTCCGCGCCGAACTGTGGCCCCGGTTGGGCAGGCTGTTCTTTGGGGTTGAAATATTCTTCGTATTTTTCCGCGACGGTCTTTAATTGCTCGGAAACTGCCGGGGCATTTTCTCCCCGGTCAAGCATCTTATATACCATCTCACGGAATTTGGGTTTCACCGACGAAAAATCATCGCCGCCCAAAGCGCGAAGCATATCGCGTTCCTCTGCGACGGCCTTATATTCATCGGTTTCTTTGATCTGCACATTTTGCAGCGCGTTCTTTTGTGCGCCGGCTAGTGCTTCGTCGATCTTTCCCTGTAATTCGGATTTTGGAATAAAGTCGGACATGCTGGTACCATGCAATGTCATCACCTTTTCAATCTGCTCCTCATTCAGTCCAAGACCGGCAAGTGATCTCCTTGTAAACGCCATAAAAAATACATCCTTTCTTTAACGCCCAAGAACGGCGGGCGAGTTGCCGCACAGTTTAACGCCATGTGACGGGGGCGAAATGGATATAAAAACAGCGCCCCGCACAGTTGCGAGACGCTATCATTATTTTATTTTTAATCATCGTCGTATTCGCCGCCGCTGTGCGCATGTTCTCCGATAGCAGCGGCTACCTTGAAGTTTGCTTCCTTGTTCCATTCGTATTCATATTCTTGAAGTTTATTTGCTACAGAAGCGGGAACCAGCGGCTCAGCCGCCTGCATCAGGCCAGCAGTGCCTCTAAAATATCCTAAAATCAAACGGAAGCTCTCTTCCGGGCCTCGCGGCTGGACTGGAAGGCATTCATTAGAAAATTCCAGTACCGCTTCTTTGATCCCAGGTTCTTGGTAGCCTAATGCTATCCCTGTTTCTACAAGGTCGTCTATCTCGCTGGCTACTTCTTCATACCACTTCCCAATCTGTTTATGATTTGCAAACCAGGCGCCGTCCTTTACAAGATTTCGATGTAGGGTGGTTAAATTGTGGTAAAGGATTTTAAGATATGCCAATAGCCTTTGGTATTCATTCATTATTTCTCACTCTCCTTCCTTCGTTCCGTTTTGGTTTTGGTTTTTCTTGTGCTTCTGGATTCATGTACCGCGCATACTCTATCAGGCTTAATACGAGCGCACATTTTTTACAGTGCACGCCGTCGGCTTTTCCGACAAATTCGTGTTTGCATTCTGCCACAAAATCACCTCTTTCAACTTAAAAATGAGCATGAAAAAACCACCCTGTTTGGGTGGCTTGTTTAAATTCATGAGATGATTGCCGCAATATCTTTGACATAACCTCTTATTTTCTCAAACGCCGAATTTTCTTGTATATACTGTATTCCTTTTGGCGTTATACTGAAATGCGGCTGCATGCTGGGATAATCTGGTTTAGCGTGGACCCTTGTTAATGTAACACCCTCAACATATCCATCTCGGTAAAGGTTTCTGATGATATATTCCCAATAATCATCAATAATGCCAAAATACTCTGCATTCAGTATTTCAGCCGCCGGGCGAACACCTCTTTTCAGGCAATCATACAGGTATTTCAGCAATTTATATACAATTACAAAATAATCATCTTGCGCCATATACTACCTCCATGCAAGCTTCTGCTAATTACAGAGCATATATCTCTTTCATGCAGTTCTTTGTGGCATATATCACATACATGAATTATCACCCCATCACCTCCATTTTTGCAATTTCTGTCCTAAACAGTTCAGTTAAAAAACCTGTAGCGTTATTTCCTATCGTTATACTTTCCGGTTCAGGCTCATTGTCAAGAGAAGATGTGTAACATTCTGCGTTTCCCTCCATGTCAAGGACGGTTATTCTTCAACAGCTTCAAAATCATCTGGTGGGAAAAAGCCCTGATCCCCATCTTCTCCCATAATCTCATACCATCCGTTTTCTACAGATATAACATCATATATCGTTCCTTTATGGAGACGCACTTTGTAATAATCTCCATTATATTTTACTTTCATTTTTTAGACCACCCTTTCACAAAAGTTTCCTTCACGCCAACACTTTCTTCGTAAAACCAGTGTATTACAGCTTTTTTCGGCCCATCATCCGTATCTACATAGGTGCGAGCCTTGGAATGTTGCCATTCATTAGCCTGCCCGCCATAATTTTGAACCAAAAAATCTTTTACGCGAAGGGCTTTATTGGAACCCTTCCCAGCAAACGTTTCAACGTCAGTGATTTTTGCTCCTTCGGTAATTTTTGAAAGCGTATTATCTGGAAGTTTTACGGGGGAACCTCTTAGGGAGACTTCAAGCTTTTCACGCCGTTTCGCTGCCACGGTTGCCTTGCCGCTTACGCTTTTATTATACTCGAATACCTGCGTACGATCAAGGCGTTTGGTACGTCCGGTCTTTTTGCAAAAGGCGTTGTAAGCAGACTGTTTTTCTTTGATTTTCAGCGCTTCTTGTTCAAAGCCTTCTTTGTCTCCGGCAGCTTCCATCATGGCGGCTTTTTGCTTGGAATATCGTATTTCCCGCTCAAGCCGCCGCTGTTCCTGAGATTCTGCATAAGCGCGGTCGTTTTCCCCCTTGTTTTGTTCGTCGCGATCTCTCGGAATAGATACGCCAGGGATAACCGTGATCGGGTGATGGCCGCAGTTAATTCCGAATAATCCGGCAGGCTTTCCGTAGCTTGTGGAGGATAGGGGATAATATCGGTGTTGTTTTCCTTCTCCGTCGTAGAATGTACCGCTGGAATTATCCCATGAAAAATACCGGCCCTGGTAAGGATAGCAAAGGGGGCGGGCGCCGGAATGCCGGGAGACCCTAAAGATATTTACGTCATAGTCTTGCTGGCGAATTTTAACAGCTTCAATGGCTGTATTATGTACCGTTGTCCGTATATCCATATTGACATAGGCCTCAGGGGACCATTTACGCCCGGCGCGGTCGTAAAAACCGGTAATTCCTTCCTTATGTATCTGGGAGAGCGATTGCCTTAATGCCTGTTGCCGGCTTTCTGCTCCGGTTATTACTTTTCCTGCAGCAATATTCAACGTCTGCTGAACAGCCTGCATCTGACGCTCGACGGCGGCTGTATTAGTTATGATTTTTCGATATTGAGCGAGGGTGCTTTCCAGCATGGTCGTATTGACAAGGTTCATTTTTTCAAGGGCCTGCTGCTCATAAGCCCGTAAAGATTGTATCATGCTTTGACTGGCCAGCACGTTATCTGCGGAGGCGTTTTGTATAGCGCCTTTTTTTACAGCCTTTTTTAACTCCGGCTCTATGTCTTTTGTCGCCATGTATGCAGCATTTTCTAAAGCGGCGGTAATCAATTCTTTATTTTGCCCGGTAAGGGAAGCGATAATTTCAACGCTTTCTTTGTTTAGTTGCCCCATCTCTGCAAGCTTTCGGATTTCCCATTGCTGTGTCGAAAGCGAGTAGCCGGAATTAAAATGTTTGGCCATATTGACCAGCAAAGAATCCACAATATTGCTATACACTTGTTCAACGGGCTCGGACAACCGCAATATGGTTTCCGGCGTAAGCTTTGCCATTTAACCCCCTCGCCATCTGTCAGGCTTCATCTTCCGCGGCCTCTTCGTCTTCCTCTTGCGCTTGAGGCTCATTATTTGGGCTTGCCGGCTCCTGCCCGGCGTGTTCCATCCAATCATACAGACCGCCTGAGACGCCGCCTTCGTTTTTTATTTCCTGAAGCTCCTGCAAGGCTTCCGCTTCCGTATAACCCAACTTTTCCACCAGAAACCGTTTTTTGCTCATGAGGCCGTTTGTTGTCAGCAGAATCCCCTCGTTAATATTTGTTTGCCGATCTTGAAGGATGGAATCATCAAATACAACTTTTGTTTCCCACCCTTGTTGCGCCAAAGCTCCGATATTGTAACCCTTCCATTTCAAACCATACAGGCTGGCAATCTGAATAATGGCGTCAATAATTTTGGCAATAGCCATTTTGATTTGCAGCTGGTGGCTTTTAATGGTCTTATAGGTTTTGCTGTTTTCGCTGATAACCTCGGTAGCTGTTTTTAACCCTGTTGCCCTGTCAAAGGTAAAGGTTCCGGCAGAGAAACCCACTTGTAAGCACAGGATTGAGAGAAAAGCATTGATTGCTCTCTCATGCTCATCAATGCGCAGCTCGACGCTGTTGTCCTGAACCTTTAGAGTATCTGGCCCGTCCGTAAAAAGTGCCTCGTACGCTTCATCGTTTGCGTCAAAAAAACGCCTGGCTTCTCCCGTGACAGGGTCAAGCACAGTTCTTATGCATTGAGATGGAACGATGATTCTTTTCTTTCCCAGCCGAAACTCCCGGATGAAGCTGTCATAGCAAATGTCCAATGCTTTTAACGTAGAAAGCGCGTTAGCATAGATAGAGACCCCAAGCGGGGAATTGTCATCAATATTGTTTGCGACGGCAGTTCTATAATAAGCAAACAGGGAAGTGGTTAGCCCCTGCATAGGAGTATTTGCATTCAAAAATGGGTAAACTTCATCGAGCGGATAGCGAAAACCGAGAATGTCCTGTGATTCTGCCATGCCGGGATTTGTTTTTTTATATTCTGAGCGAAAAACCTCGTTGCTTATGTAATAGGTCAGCCCGTCCCATTTATGCCATTCTAAGCGCGTATAATAGTATCCGTCTTTAGCCTCGCGGCTGATAAACACGCCGTCTGTTACTTGAGAATTATCCCAAGCGGTCGGGACGAATTGATCCGCCATGCAAAACCCCAGCCGAACCATGCCCGTTCCGGGAATTTCGTTCCCCTTGCCGTCCCTTTTTACTTCATACCATGCTTTAATAGCGCCGCCGCCCAGCGCCAATGATTGTTCAATGTGCTCTTGCATTTTGGTCCAAAATCCATTTTTAGTAAGAACATCGTGGACAAACTCCTCCAGCAGCTGCTCGCCGCTTTCCCCTTGGCTTACATGCACGTCGCACTGCTCGGACCATATAAGGCCGGCAAGCTCAGAGCATATGGCTTTCGGCGTATCCATTCGCTCAAGGTCACGCTGGTTTTTAGAATTGGCTATTGTAGGGGCAAGGATTCTATGCCAAGGTCCGTAGAATCCTTTATAGAGATATTTCCAGATGAAAACACCGAAATAATAAAATTGATTGAAAGCGGGGACCCCGCCGACTTCAAATATATCTTTAAATTCTTTTGAAAGCCCTGTTTCTGCTCCTGTCTTTTGCACCCAGCTTTTCACCCTCTCTTTTATTTCCTGAAACAACGGACCACCGCCTTTACAATACATAGTTCTTATAAAAATAATTGTGTGAATAACGGCATTCATCCATAGCGTGGTTATATGCGTCAACAGGGGTTCCGTTTTTATCTACGCAATACATGCCGATTTCTTTTAAAAAATCCAAATGGCCAAATAAATTATTTTCAACAACGTAAAAGCGCCCATCCGATATACTGCTTTGCAGGTATTCGATTCCAACTTCTATACCCTTGCTGCTTCCCTTAATATCATGCGCGTTGTTATCCGCGCGGTCTGTGTAAAAACCAAGCAAATCAAGCTCTGCCCGCAGCGCTTTACATGCGGGGTCAATCTTAATGCTGGATTCTCGCATATTTACAAGCTGACGGCAATAAGGGATAAAGGTGCCGCAGATTTCTCGGGCTTGGACAGACATAGCCTTGGCTATTCCGGTCTCCGAGCCGGAATAATACCAGCCGGCCATGCGATACAATTTATATTTTTGCTCGGGAGACAGCGTTATAACATAACAGCCGATAGACGTTGCGTCAGATAGTCCGCCATCGCCCGCAAAATACATTTCTATTTTTCTTTCACCTTTGGGGATGGCAGAAACAATATGCTTTTTAGGATCAAACATTGAATATATGACGCCTTGCGGTATGCAGCGCTCGCCCAGCCAATCACGCCTGTAAAGGTATGGGTTTTTAAGGCATGTTTTTCGTATTTCTTCCTTGCGTTCCTTTGTTATGATAGGATTATCATCAATTGTCCAATGCGTCCATTTGGTGTCTTGTACATCGAAAACCTCTGATATAACAGGATGGTTGGGCGAAGGCGGGTTAAGATCGGCAATATGCCAACGAATTTGCGCCGCATAGGTACGGCGGAAAGCCTCTTGTATCGCATCAATATGAAGCAAATTAATCTCACAAAAATAAACGCTTCCCAGAGACATGCCTGTAAACGATTTATGACTGTCCGCTTTTCCTGCGCCTTTATAATAAATGCGTTTTACCCCTTGCTCGGTGTTAATTTCCAGATGATCGCCAAAATCATCATGCTTCATTTTGGAAATTCCATTGAAGATATGAATTAAACCGAAACCATCGCAATCCATAACAAGCTTAAAGGCTTGCTCTTGGTTATAAGCTAAAACCAAATGGTTCATATCCGGCGTATTCCATAAATACCACGCATAACGGGCAACGCTTACGGTGGTCTTTCCACTTCTTGGCGTTCCTTCATTTACTTCCAGACAATGAGAATAGGGCGCGGATAGAATTTCTGTTTGTTTCATTCCCCATTCAAGCTTTTTGCTCATGTTTAAAATCTCCCGCAGTTTTTACAATAGAAGAAAACAGAGAGGTGTCGGACTGCTTTTGTGTATCTTTGGTGAACTTGTCTACAACAATCCCGAGGGCGGTTGCTATCTGTGAAAGCGTAGCCTGATCCAGTTTTTGCGGGTCCGCCAGCGCTTTTAAATATTTATCTATAACCCCCTGCGCTACTTCTTTTCTGGAATCCATAAATTCCAGCATATCGGCCGTGTTTTGCTCCTTTTTTTGTTGCGCCTTTTGGGCGAACTCTTCGCAATTCAGCACTACGCGCTTTACTGTGTCTTTTGAAACTCCATTTTCCTTTGCCGTAGCGTTGTATGACTGCAGCTCCAAATAATCGGCCACTATTTTCTTTTTTTGCCTGTCCGTCAAGCGTTTTGCCACATCACCACCACGCTTTAAAATAAATATCAATCCTTTGTCAATTCCTTCAGGGAGAAACAGAGGCTATTTCGTATGCCATACAGAAGAGCAAGACGCTTACCCCCTTCTGTGCTCATGCATTCCTTTCTGTTTGCCAGCGTCTCCTCTATTCGGTCCATTACCTTTTTGAGCTCGGCCTGGTACTCAGTTATAAGCTTTTCTTTTTCCATGCTTACCACCTCAAAATGAGCATAAGAAAAGCAGGGTGGAAGCCCTGCTTTATTTTTACTTGTGCGGATTCAGCCACACATCTTTAAAATGAAAACGCCCATCTAAAAGATGGACGAAATCTCAACTCATCCTACACTCGGATAGGTGAGCAAAAGTTATAAGTTGACCTTTTGGACGAACCCACACTTTTTGCACCTGTATGTATTGCGCTCTCCACAAATGACCTTTTCTCCACGAAAATAATCAGCTATTTTCACATGTGCAATAAGTTCGAAATCATGTTTGCAGCAGCAGCCTCGCAAATAATTGCATATAAATCGGATCATTACAGAGGCCTCCTCTAAACCGCTTTTTTCTACAATATTATTCTATCATATAAGAGTGTGACAAGTGTGACAACTTTTTAATGAGACCGTAAATAACGGCTATGAATCTGCTTTACACTGTTCTCAGTATTGTTTCCGCCTAAACTAGCAGCAACATCTTCCCATTTCTTTAATTCAATATACCGTAAAAAGAATATTTGTCTTATAAGGCTGTCATCAATACTCTGTATATACCTTTCAAGACGTCTTTTTTCATGCCAGCACTTCTTAATGTTGAGGTTAATTAACGCCTTCAAATCGGCAATTTCTGCCGCGTATCGTCCTACCTTATCGCTGCATTTTCCGCTGCCCGGTATTCCGGTAAGATTAGGGGTCGTCTTGTAGGCTGTCGTTTCTAACTCCATCAAATTGCTTTCAAGTTGTTTGATTTCCTTATTTAAATAGTACAGCTGGGACAATTCTTTGTTTGTCACCGAATCCCTCCTCCTTTTCGTCTTGCCCCCGAGATATTCCGCATTTATAGATTCAGGCAAGAGGGAAGATGGCATTTCCCGTCTGAGCCAATCCATTCACAGCGGTTCTTTTTGCAAAATTCCCGGGGCTTCCCGTCGTATTGAAAACGGGAGGCCTTTTCTTTGTCCTTATTGGGAACGTCTATTCCCTTCTGTTCTGCGATTAGAACTTGCGGCGCTTTTTTAACGCGCCTGCTTTGGCCGGCTTCTTCCGCTGCCTCTATAATTTCCTCCGGGGGTTCAACGCCAAATGCGGCGCCAGCTTTTCTAATGCTGGCCGGGTATGGGTCTTGTTCTCCGCGCTCCCAGCGGCTGATCTGTATTGCGCACATCCCGCACCTTTCAGCAAACTTCTGTTTCGTGAGGCCTGAGCCTTTATATAAGTCAAAAAGCCATTTTGCCGCGGGGTTCATGCTTCTTCCTCCTGCTCCATGCGAGCGCCGCAGTTGGGGCAGTAGTTCATAAATACGATTTGTGATGTCGAAAAGCGCATGCCACATTC